GGGAAGTCGAATAGGGGGGTTTGTTCCAATCCATCCATTCCAAACGGGAGATAAGTTGAGTAGAATACTGCTTCGAAGGGAGGCAGTACTTCACTCAACTCATTTCCCGGGTATAGAACCTGCATCTTTCCATTCATTTTCAGATCAGCAACGAGCTCGTTGTAGTACACTTTTCCGTGAGGAGCGGCGAACTTCAACGCTTCTTCGATGTTGGTCCGAAACTGATCTGGATTTTTGCGGGGTCTATACCAGTTAAGAAGATTTCCAATGGTCTTCTTGTCCATCCCCGGGAGATAGTAACCCGGGATCACTGAATCAGTGAATGCTGATTTGAGAAACGAAATGTCCTCAAAGGCGTCTGAAGGTGTCAAGTCCGAAACCTTATCAGGCATTGTAACAGTCATTCCAATCTCAGAGGCAACTTTAGCCAATTCGATTCGATTGTACTTCAACAATGCCTCATTTATTTTCGGATCTTCACTCCTCAACACCGCGTGCAAACCGTCATCACCCAAGAAAATGTTCCTTGTGTGCTTTCGGTAAGTCGAGATGTGAAGACCTGTTCGAATGAAAGTTATTCGAGACAGGATCATGTTTACCATGATGTTGAAGATTGTCGTGAAACCTCCAGGCACCCCCGAGGGCAACCCGTGATCATCTGTATAGAGAGTGGACCCATACAGATGGAGAGTATGGCCTATTTCAAAGGCAATAGTCTCTCTCGCCAAGCATTCCTGGTCAATGTTGGTTTGGTCTTCCTGGAACATCCTGTACCAGGTATTGATAATCTTCGCAATCTGCTTATAAAATTCAGCAAGTTGCGAAGAGTCGAACTTCGAAAAGTCCACTCCGAAAAGAGTCATTGCCTGCTTGTAGAGCATTCCAAAAGCAGGCCATGACGCTCGGGGATCAACACCAAGAGCAGATTCCAGGGGCAATCCAACCAAGTCGGGGTCCATGAAGAAGATCCGGAAGGCTCCAAAGAGCACATTCATACAGATCATCAGATCTAGAGGAGGCGCATTGATGATGCGCGTCACTCCAGATCTGCACTTCGC